TTCGACTACGAAGATAGGGAAAGATTTTGGTATTTCAACCCATTTACCAGCTTCGTTTCAAACTTCCACGCCTAACTAAACATAAATCTCATTCTAGTAAATGCTTTGCGTTAATCAAATACAAGTTCTGAATCCCAAGACGGGAAAATTTATCAAAGTGCCCTGCGGTACTTGTTACGCTTGTCAAAGCAATAAACGATCGTCTTGGATGTTCCGTAATACAGTTGAATTGCAGTACTCTGAATCTGCGTTCTTCTGTACTCTTACGTACAATGATACAGCCTTGTTAGGTCTTCCGTTTCACGGCTCCTCAAACTTGCGTATGCCCTTGAAATATCACTATCAACGCTGGCTTAAGCGCCTGCGCAAGGCGTTACAGCCTGCCAAAGTTCGGTATTTCCTCTGTCACGAGTATGGCGATGAGTCCCTACGTCCTCACTATCACGTTATACTGTATCTAGATCGGTCTATGTCTTTCACAGATATGCGCCGTCTTATATCTGATACTTGGACTAATGGTAATATACAGTGTGATTATGTTACCCCTGCAAGGATACATTATCTATCTAAGTACGTTACTAAGCAGTTCCGCAACGTGAAAGTATCTGGTCGCTCAGTCGATTATATATTTAATCATGTTTGGGCAAATAGAGCTCTTCAGCATAGATATATAGTTGAGTACTACCTTAAGAAGTTTTCTTTTGTTGTAGCTAGTCAAGGCTTAGGTTGTCAGCTCCTTCGGGAGCCTGCTTTTATACGCTGGTTTTGGGATCACCTAGAGCCAGGCGAATCGTATCCTACTTATGTTATCGGAGGTCACTCCTATACGCTACCGCGTATCTACCTTAGAAAGCTTGTGCCAGAGATATGGCGCGAAGCTATTACCCCCGATATATCGCCCGAGGCTAAATATGCCCGTATTTCTGATATCGCGTCTGACGCTAATTTAACCGTAAAACAGTATGTGGAAAATGCGCGCTACATACAAGACCGTAAGTCTACGATTATCCGCGCTAATAACAAAAAATCCCCTTTGTAACTATGAGTTTTCTCAAACCTAAACTCGGATTCTTCGCAAAGTTGCGTAAGTTCCGCATCCCTCTAATCCTGCTCTTGTTTGCAGTGGTTGTTGTCTGTGTTGCTTTCGGATGGTTTTCCTTTTTAGTCTAGTATCTTATGAACACTTGTAAGTATCGAAATAATCCGTTTAATATACGGTATAATCCCGATAATAATTGGAAAGGTCAGACAGAGCCAAAGAATGGTTTCTGTCAATTTTCGGAGCTAAAGTACGGAGTTCGTGCCGCTTTTATTCTTGTCTATAACTATCGTAATTTGCACGATGCTTCTACACCTCGTGATATAATACGATATTGGGCACCGAAAGAAGATGGTAATGATACCGCTGCTTATATATCCTTTGTCTCTCAGCTGTTGAATGAAGATGAGGATATAAATACTACCCTCGAGTATGTCGTTTTGCTGTACTCAATGTGGCATGTTGAACAAGGTTGGACGCCCTCCATTTGGGAGTTTGCCAAACTGCTGAATTACTCACTAATAGAAGATCTATAAACTATGCCTAATCTAACTAAGTATTCGCTTGACCACGAGGTTCGTTCAAGCTTTGAGATGGGACAGCTTATCCCATTTTTGTGCCAGGAAGTAGTTCCAGGCGATAAGTATCGCGTACAATCTAGTACACTCGTGCGCTTACAGCCTATGCTATCCCCTTTGATGCATAGACTTGATTACTTCCAGAGGTACTATTATGTGCCTTATCGTCTGTTGATACCTAATTATGAGCAGTTGTTGACTGATCCCGATAGCGGTAATACTGTGCCAGGTATGGATAAGTATCTACAATATACTGCGCATACTCTAAAGGAATTGTTCCTTGAGAAACCTTTGTTGGAGTATTTTGGTCTTGCATCGTCATTAGATGGTACTCATCCCGATAATGTGATTAAGGATCTTAATGCTACTCCCCTACTCGCTTATTACCTTATATATAATCATTATTATATGAGGTCAGATCTTGATAAGCGTTATATTGACCAATTGCGCCCCGAAAACTTTAGTAGTGCTGAGTTGCGCAAATACATTGGTAATGTGATGTATGTCAATGAGGGACTTGATTATTTTACCAGTGCTAAGACCTCTACTCAGTATGGCAATATGGTACAGCTGGATATGGACGGCAATAATACTATTACTGTGCCTGAGATGCGTCTTGCTGAGCGTTTGCAGTCGTTTAGAGAGAGACTTCTCAGAGTCGGTGGTAAGTATGTGAATTATATTAAGGAGTTCTTTGGAGTCGAACCCCTTGATGCCCGTGTACAGATACCTAAGTATCTAGGTGGTGATTCTTACGTTCTTAACGTGTCGGATGTAGATCAGACTGCTCCGTCAGAGCTTGGTTCTGTTGGTGAGAGTTACGGTAAGTCAGTATCAGTTAATCGTACGGGTCAGATCGAGTATGATGTTTATGAACACGGCTTAATTATTGGTCTTCACTTTGTGCGCCCGCGTCCGTCAAATATAGGTGGCTGTCCCAAGCTATTTACTCGTAGGACTTACTTTGATTTCTTTAATCCGCATTTTTCTGCTCTCGGTTATCAAGAGATACAGGCTCGTGAACTTGATGTTGCACGACCAAAAGATGAAGCTTTTGGTTATGTACCTCGTTATGATGAGTATCGTTATGGTAATGATATAGTTGCTGGTGATTTTAAGCGTTCGCTTGATTATTGGCATATGTCTAGAGATATAAGCAAGGAGAAGCTATCAGTTGATTTTGTGACTTGTCATCCCGATAATCGTGTATTTTCGTTCCGTCATGAGCGTGCTGATCTTTGTCATATATCTATGATTGGTAATATCCTTGGTGTTGGTGCTGTTACTGCTTCTAAGTTTTTGCTTGATGGATATGCTTGGATTCCTAAGAGTTCTTTAACGAAAGGAATGGATATTTCATTCTCTATGGCTAAAGCTGATGTTCTTCCTGCTAAGGATCCGAAGTTTTTGTTTCTTGGTAAGTTGTCATCCTTTGAAGATGTTGATGAGGTTGGAGTTTTTAGTGATGAACTATCTCAAGGTAAAGATATTTATTTCAGTACTTGGACTGTAGGTATTGATATATCTCTTGTTAATAGATTGACTAGAGATACTATTATCGATCTTCACGAAGATGATTTTTCAGATCGTCATTCTCTAGGTATGTTATCTTCTATTTCTTTAGGCGATGAGACTTATCCGTTCTTGCTTGATGTTCGTAAGACTATTCAGTTAACTAATGCTATGGATCCTTCTTCTATGGCTTTATTCAAAGATGGAGAAAAAGGCTTTCAGACTTTAGTTTCTTTCGAAAGTGGATTTTATTCTGTTGTGCCTTATGATGATTTTAAGCCTGTAGATAATCACGTATTGTCTGTGACTTACAATAATGTGGACGTATTGCGTCCTCTAGCTCGTTATGACGGTAATGTTTTAAGGTGATAAGTTATGGATCCCGTTACTATTGCAGGTCTTGCAGGTGCAGGCGCTAGTCTTGTCGGAGGTCTTATAAATAATGCTTGGTCTGATGCTCGTACAGAGAAACAGTACAGGCAAATGAATGAGATGCAGGATAAGATGAACGCATATAATGCGCCTGTTGCTCAAATGGCTCGCTTGCGTGCGGCTGGATTGAATCCTAATCTTGTGTATGCTAATGGCGGTGCTGTTATACAGTCCGCTGTTGGTAATGCTCCCCAACCTGCCCATACTACTCCGATCGATACTCAGGGAGTGTTACAGATGGTGCAGACGATAGTCGGTGCAATGCTGGAAAAGGATAAGATACAAGCAAATAAGGATATGCAGAAAGAGCAGATTGATTCGACTCAGAAGTTGCAGACCGAGAAGCTTGAATCTGATGCTAAGTTGCAGACTGAGAAGCTTGAAGCTGATTCGAAGTTGCAGGAAGAGCAGATAAAATCTAGAGAAAAGATTGAAGATGCTAACCTTAAAGAGAATACTCGTCAGTTTAATGAGACTATGAAGCAACGTGTCAATGAATTTAATGCAAGAATTAATCTTGATAAGTTGATATCATCTTATCAGATTAAGAAGATAAATTCGGATATTGAGCTTAATAAGATTCGGTCTACTATTGAGCAAGAGCAGTTGAATATGGCTCGAACTATGCATAATGTACAGCTTGATTCAGCTTTGGATTCTTTCAAACAACAGAAGTTGAGGAATTTTTTGTCTGTTCCTTATAAGCTAGAGACGAAAGATGTGTTTCTCTTCGTTTCTGAAGAGCTTGGTTATGTTGAATTTTCTAAGTCTGGAGCAGAAGAGCTTGCTAAGATGCACAATGATATAATAGAGCGACGTATGAAAGACGCTGATTTGTCTACTATGCCGTTATCTGTTTATTGGGATGCTGTTATGGGTCCTGTTAAGGATTTGGTGTCTGTTTCGAAGTAGTTTATTATCTTTGTGCTAGAAACTAAGTTCTTTTGTATGGATAGGATTTTCATTAGCATTTTATATGCTTTGCCTTTGTTGGTCGTTTTATTGGGTTGTATATACTTGGTATTACGTCTAGTCAAAGCTATTATTAATTTGTTTCGTAATAATCATGGAAAAGAGAAGTTATAAGTATGTGGCTCGTGTGCCACAGAGTGTAGTGTCTGACACTTTACCGAATCAGACTGTAGACTTGTCTATACTTGTTAAGCAGTTAATGGACGGTCAAGCACTTAATGTTGGATTATCATTGTCTGAGGACACTTCGGACACTCTAGACACTCCAGATATTACTAAGTATGATTTCCGTCATATGACAGTATCTGATGTAGATAATCTATTGTCTAAGGTTCAGCCGGTGCAGGTTGACGCGCTAGCTGATAGTGGTACGGCTCCCGTAGCCGATTGATATTAATGGGTGCGGGGGCTGATGGCTTGTCCATTGCCCCCCCTCACCTCTTTTGAGGTGGGGGGCAATGGCTTTGCCGAATAAGTCCTTCGGACCGCCCCCCCGCCCGTTAATTATCACGAGAGAGCAGGCGATTACTCCTACTTGATATGTAATCGCCAAGTGACACTACAAATATATTTGTATCGTGTCTTGTCTAATTCAATTAGTTGTAGTACATTTGTGCCAGAAGCGCATAACACTTGATTCTTAACATTATCAAAGCGTGTTTCTGGACTAAACTTATATCTCATTCTGGCGCTCAGAAAGGTATTCGGGAAGAAGTAGGTCATCCATCCTGAAGAGTTTTCATCGCAGAGCACCTATCAGACTCTGTACATC